CTTCATTGAGTATTCCGATCATTGGAACAGGGTCTCCAGAAGGCGCAGTAACAGCTAGACAATACAGTTTATACATTGATTCTACGGGTCTGGCTGGGTCTATTGAGTACAGGAAGATGCTTCCTGATATTGGCGGAGATGTAACACAAGGATGGAAATTAGTGTAAGAGCGTGTGATGACGTTGAGGCTTTGGAGTATCTCCGCGACCCGTCTGTCATCAAGTTACTAAGTGTAGACCCGCAAGGTTTAAGCTCGGACTGGATCACGCTTGTCATGGATGAAAAACTTCTGGTGGTAGCAAAGCCAGAAGGCACCGAGTTAGAGATTCATGTAGCGTGTAAGTTCCGGGATCGTGGCGAAGTCCGCGAAACAATGAAACAAACGCTTGAATGGTTACACGGTCAGGGCTTTTCAAAGGTGTGGACTACTGCACCCGATGAGAGAAAAGCTCTTGGAAAAATGTTAGAATTTCTGCAATTCCGCAAGGTCGGAGAGAGGTGGGAACATGGGTATTGAAGCTGCAATTTTGGCTGGTGCGGCATCATTGGCAGGTAGCGCAATGGATAGACGCGCTCAGGGTAAAGCGGTAAACAAGGCTAACGAAGCTGCTGCGGCTCGAACTGGTGCCGGTCTTGGGGCGCTTCGTCCTGCTTTTGAAGCGTCACAGAATGTACGCCGTGAAGCTCTTGGCATGGGTTCCCAGATGCGTCAGCAGGGAATGCAGCAAGGTCTTGGCATGATTGGTCAGATGTACGGGCCGACTGCCGATCTGATGCAGCAGGGTAATCTCTCAGCCCAGAGGATGATGCTTGCAGGTCTCCCGATGCAGAGGGCTGCAATTCTCGGTGGCAATATTGATTACAGTCAACTTCAACCCCAGACCATGAACTACGACCCTAATATGCTTGCTGGTATATTCGGACAGGCTCAGTTGCCACAAGGTGATGTAACCTACGCTCCCTTCCCGACTGCTCAGGCGATGAGGTAATCACATGGCTGTTATGAATCAGCAGCAGGAGAAGATCGTCCGGGGCTGGGCCGCTGCCAACGGATTGAATCCCGGTATTCAGGTTCAGGAAGCTGAGAAGCTGTTGCAGTCCGGGGCTTATTCTACGTTTGATGCACTTGCTCAAGCTGCAAGCATGAAGCGCACCGATGAATTGCGTCAGGCTCCAGTCTCTACCCAGCAAGCTACTGACTTCACTGCCCAGCCTATTGATAACCAGATGACCCAGATACGGGGATGGTTCTCTCAGAATCCAAACGCAAGTCAGGCTCAGATTCAAAACGCAATGGATCAATATGGGGTGTCTCCCACAACGGTTGCTCTGGCGATGGGTAACACTCGACTCCCTAATGCGCCTGCTGCTATTCAGGTTGCTCAGTATCAAAATATCACTGGTAATCGGTCTGACATTAACGATATCAACCGGGCGATTGTAGCTAGGAATCTGGGTGTATCGGCAGAGGAATTGTCTGCTCTCGGCGGAATGACTCTCCCCCAAGCTCAGGGTCTCACAGGACGAGCATCAGAGCAGAATCCCTTGGGTGGGCAAGTAAGCACCGATCAGATCAGGGCGTTTATTGCAACTAATCCTAATGTGTCCGACCAACAAATTGCAGGCATGATGTCAGAGTATGGCGTTACGCCTATTCAGCTTTCACAGGCTACTGGAGTTGATGTAGGGGTAATCAATCAACAGTTAGGTGATGCGGTACGCTCAGGAGCTGAGAATATCCCGACGGGTCTGGCTGGGTTTGAGCAGGCTCTTACGTCTGGACTAGCAACTGCAACGGGAACGCTTCAAGGCGCTGAGACCGCTGCAAGGGCTGATCTCACTCCAGCAATGGAAGAAGTGGCTCGACTCTATGGATTGAATGTCGATGACCTTAGATCGGCTGGGCAGGTAGCTCGTGGCGATATAGAGCGCACCTACGGGCAGGCTGGAGGTTTGTTCACCCCCTACCAGCAGGCTGGCACAACGGCTCTCCAGCAGCAACTGGCGCTGTCTGGTGCGCTCGGTCAAGATGCCTTCAATGCAGCGTATCAGGAAAGCCCCTATATAAACTTTCTCCGTGAACAGGGTGAAAGGTCTACTCTGTCTGGTGCTGCTGCAACTGGTGGTCTGGGTGGTGGTCGGGTACAGCAGGAACTTGTCCGCTTCGGTCAGGGTCTGGCTGGTCAGGGACTACAACAGCAGATTCAGAATCTGTCTGGATTGTCTGGACAGGGTATGCAGGCTGCTGGTGCTGGTGCTGACATCTTCACTGGCATGGGTACGAATCTTGCCAACTTGGGTACGGGTACTGCTCAGAACATTGCAGGCCAGCGTCAGGGACTTGCAGGCGAGAGAAGCGCATACGGTGTAAATCTGGCTAATCTTGCCAGTTCCACTGGTAGCAACATTGCTAACCTTCAAGCACAGGCTGCGCAGAATACAGCCAACCAAAGAGCAAGGGCTGGCGAGTTGCTGGCGGCTCAGATTAGCGGGACAACAACAAACCTTGCCGATCTTGCAAACGCTCAGGGAGCTAACCTGTCTAACCTTTTCCGAGATTTTGGCAGCACAGGTCTGAACCTTTCGCAAAGCGCCATCAACCAGCAGATCGCAGCACAACAGCAGGCCGCACAGGATGAGGCTGGAGCGCAGCAGAACTATGGTATCAACACGGCAGCAGCTTTGAGTGGTCAGCCTTTCATGCAGCAGCAGCCGTTTAGCTATGGTCAGGCATTTGGCAATGCTGCTCAAGCTGCTGCGCTGGGTTATGATCTTGGTGGTGGGAAAGGTACTGCTCCGTCCGGTATGTCTAAGACTGCGCCTGTTGACCCATATGCTTTCATGCAAGGTCGAGGCCCGACAATGCAGCCGCAACAAAATAACTTCCTGTACAACGCAATAATGTCTCGGAATTTGACGGGAGGTTCAAACTAATGGCTCAAGATATCGGTTTACTTCTTCGCGGTCTCGGTGCCGCAGTCTCGAATCAGGTTCCTCAGTTCCGTCAGCAGATGGCACAGGAACAAGAAGCTCAGATGCGCCAGCAGGAGTTCCAAGCGCAGCAACAGCAGCGTATGCGTCAGGGTGAGATGCAGAACATGGAGATGATGCAGGCTCGCCAACAGGCTACGTTCCAAGATGCTGAAGCGGCTATTCGTCTGGCTGCTGCTGGAAACTATGAAGCCATCATTGCGCTTGGTGAAGATCGGATGCGGCTGGATGAGAGACTTGGTGGCCCGCTGAAAGGCGACACTACACCAATGCTGGTTAACATGGCTCGCAGGGCTGCTATGGGAGATACCCAAGCTGCAAACCAGCTGAACCTTCAGTTGCTTGGTACTGTTGAGCAAGGCAGATCGCGTGGTGTATTGCAGATGCCGGAGTCTAAAAAACCAATTGAGGTTGGCGGGAGGCTTCTCGATCCGGACACATATAGTGTTTTGTATGAGCCGCCAGCCGGATCGCAAACCGATGAATACAGTCCCGGCATTACAAGATACAGGAATGGCGTTGCTGTTCAGTACAGCAGGCAAGGCAATGTAAGAGTTGTGGATGAGAAAGGGCAGGCGGTAATGGGTCAAGCTGCTCAAGATGCTATTCAGAGAGGCATTGATTCGGGCGTGACTGAAGCTGGTCAAGTTGCCATTTCGCAGGCGCAAGGGAAGGGGTCAACTGATCGGGCGCAAGGCATTATCAACGTTGGCGTGGATGCTATTGGTCAATTTCCTGTTCTTACTAGATCGCTTGATCTGCTAGATGAAATTCAAACAGGTGGATATGCAGGGGTTGCCACAAGAGCCAAGGCAATGTTTGGTGTTGAAAGTGCTGACGAGGGCGAATTGGCATACAACCTTGCTATCAATGTACTCCAGCAACTTAAGCCAATTTTCGGCGCTGCTTTCACTGCTTCAGAGGGGGAGAGGCTGCAAAGGATTGAAGCATCTCTTGGAAGGAACACCGGCACAAACAAACGCCTATTGAAGCAAGCACTTGATCTCTCAAGAACTAGCGCAGAAAAAGCATTAGACAGAGCAAGAGAGCTTGAAGACCAAGCTACGGTTCGAGAACTCGAAAACGCACTAACATTCCTTGATGAATGGGATGTTGACTTAAATGTTCCGGAAGACTGGATATCTGGTGGCGGCACTGTTGAATCATGGAGCCGTCAGCCAAATGAGATCAAGCGAGAATTTATAAGGGCGCAATAATGGCTAGGACAAAAGAGCAAATCCTTCAAGAAGCTATGTCGGGTCAGGTTTCCATGCAAGCGGCAGTGCCTGCTGCAAGCCCAATCTCACCACAATCAACAGTCCCTATTGTTGGCGGCAGAAGCAGAAGGCAGGAAATTTTGAGCCAAGCACAAGCTCAAATGTCTCCGGGCGAAAGGTATCAGCAAGCAATCCAGCAAGACCCTATTGCCAGAACTTTATACAGCATACCGGGAACACGCCCGTTGATGGAGTTTGCAAACGCTGCTGGAAGGTCTGCTGCTGATGTGGTGGATTTCTTTGGGCCTGATTTTATCAACAGCATTTTACAAGTGTCTGGTGTTGATGCCCGTATGCCAACACTAAGAGGATCTCTTGAGTCTGTTGGTGCATTGGCTCCTAGTGGCGCATATATGCAGCCGGGTCTAGCTCAGGAAGTTGTGTCAGGCGCTGGTTCTGCGATTCCTATGGCTATGGGTGGTCAGGCGTTAATAAGGGAGGGGGTTAGGCGGGTTCCTCAGTTACCGGGATTTCAAAGCACAGGCAGGCGTGTTGCTGAGACTATGGCAAGAACTACTCCTGCACAGGAGGCTACTGCTGCCACGGGAGCTGTTATAGGCGGTGAACTTGGCGAGGAAACCGGAATTCCGGGCGCTGGCTTTGTTGGGTCTTTGGTTGGAGGCGTGGGCGCAATTCCGGCAATTCAAGGAATTGATAGGGCTATGACTGACACAAAAGACTTTCAGTCTATGGCTGGGAACCTTTCAAGGCTTAGGACGGACATTGCTGGAGAAATGCTGGCGAAGTCTCTGCGGGCTTCCGGAATGTCAGTTGATGACGCTATGGCTCAATACAGGGCACTTGGCCCTAATGCACTCCCTGCTGATATTGATGACTCATTCCGTCAAGTGTTGCGAGCAGCAATGAATGTAGACGAAGGCATATCGGGTCAGGCAAGGCGCTCGGTATCTGGTAGGCAACAGGGCGCGGGACAGCGCATATCGAAGTCATTGGATATTATCAGCACCGACAATATCAACGATTACATGGATCAACTTGATACAACGCTAGGGCCGCAGGTTAAAGCATTGTATGACGCAGCAGCAGCGCAGCCTGTTAGGTTGTCTGGAAGGCTCAGAACTCTCATGGAGGGGACTAGCTCTCTTGGAAGGGCGACAACAGAGGCTCAGGCGCGCCTTGCTGACCGCAGGGCTGCTGGGGATAAGGTAAGCCATTTTGATCTAGTAGATGAGACCAAACGGGTGCTAGATGACAACATTGCAACTGCTTTGAATTCTGGCAGAAGGAATGAAGCAAGAACTTTAATTAGGCTCAAGAATGAACTTGTGGCAGAGGCTGATGCGCAGATACCTGAATACCGGCAAGCTAGGAGCCTATATGCGGGCAAGGCTGCTATTGAGGATGCCGCAAAGCTAGGGTCTACAATATTCAAGATTGACGCTAGGGAGTTGCGCAATCTTGCATCCTCAATGACTGGGCAAGAACGCAATGCTTATATCTTGGCGGCAAAGGATGCCATCATAGATCAGATTGACCGCACTGGAATGAACCGTAATCAGGTTCAAGCATTGTTTGGTAAAAATGGCGATGCAATGAAATTGGCTACGCTCTTTGATGATAGACAATCAATGCGACAATTTATGGATGCCTTAAAGAGGGAGTCAGACTTTGCAATCACACGCAACGCCGTTCTGGGCAACTCAACAACAACGCAACAATTGAATCGCATCCGCGAATCTCTCTCTCCTGCTGGCGGGTATAAGCAGGTCATAAGTCAGGCCGCCTCACTGCTAACAAGCAATCCTGCTTCAATCGGGCGCGAAGTTGCTGGTATTATGGACAACATAAGCGCAGAGAAGGGCAGCGACCTTTATTTTAAAGGCCTGATTCAGGCCGGTGATATATTGCTGACGGCTGGCATGAACCCGCGAGAGTTGGATAACATTTTGCGTTCTGGAAGTGTTGATAGGTTGACCACGGAATTGCGCAGAATTGCAGAGCCTAATTATTCACGCAGAGCAGCAGCGGCGGCAGGTATGGCTGCGCAGCAAGTAACAACCCAAGAGGAATAAGCAATGGCGAGGTTCGGTTCGCTGGATACACAATACTTTGACGATGCGGGAGATCCGCTTGTCAGTGGCAAGGTCTACTTTTACGAGACGGGAACCACGACTCCGAAAGCTACCTATGCCGACATCAACTACAACATTCCGAATGCCAACCCGGTAATACTCACTGCTGCTGGCCGTCAGCCCAACATCTTCTTCGATGGTGTAGCTAAAGCTATTCTCACGAAGTCAGACAACACTCAGGTGCTTGTAAGAGATCCGGTGGGTGATACTGCTTCGACATTCGGTAACGCTTGGATCGCATCTAAAGACTACAACGCAAACGATGTTGTTCAGGGTTCGGATGGTAACTTCTATGTATCGCTGATTAACGGTAACGTTAATAACAATCCCGTTACTACTTCTGGTTCGTGGACGTTCCTCTACTCCGTAGAGTGGAATGCCGGGACTACTTATAAACTTGGCTCGGTAGTAACTTACGAGACCATTGTTTACCAGTCCCTTCAGAACGCTAACTTAAACCAGAACCCGTCCACGATAACGGCTTACTGGGTTCCGATTCAGTTAGTGTGGATGTCAACGTCTACCTATGCGCTCAACGCTAACGTAGTTGGAACTGACGGCGTTTTGTATACGTCAATCCAAGCGGCTAACATTGGTAACATTCCTGCTAGTTCACCATCGTGGTGGGTGGGTACGTCTGCTGCTGCTGCTGCTTCTGCGATTGCTGCGGCTTCATCGGCTAGTGCCGCATCTACGTCTGCGACCAACGCTGCGGCTTCTGCATCTACTGCTACGACTCAGGCAAGCAACGCTGCTACATCAGCAAGCAATGCTTCAACGTCTGCCACCAATGCTTCCAATAGCGCGTCTGCTGCGTCTACGAGCGCAACTAATGCTGCTAACTCGGCTACTGCTGCGGCCACCAGTGCAAGCAATGCTGCGGCTAGTTATGACTTGTTTGATGACAGGTATCTGGGTGCTAAGGCATCCGACCCTACTGTCGACAATGACGGGAATCCACTTGTCACTGGTGCGATGTATTTCAACACCACCACCACTACGACTAGGATTTACAACGGTTCTGGCTGGCAGGATTCAGCGGCGATTGCGACCATTATTAACCTTGCGACTCAGGTCACGGGCACTCTTGCTACTGCCAACGGCGGTACAGGCATAACCTCGTTAGGCGCTAACGTAGCTACATTCCTCGGAACGCCGTCAAGCGCAAACCTTGCTTCTGCGGTGACAGATGAAACTGGCTCCGGTGCGTTGGTGTTTGGCACATCGCCTACTCTGGTAACTCCTGCGCTTGGCACTCCTGCTTCGGGCAACCTCTCCAACACAACAGCAGACGGCACAAATGCCGTAGGCTTCAAGAACGTCCCAGCAGTCGGAACTAAGACATCCAGCTATACACTAGCAGTAGGTGATATAGGAAAGTACGTCCAGCTCGGCGCAAGTGGTGCTATCGTTATCCCAGACGCGACCTTTTCTGAGGGCAACGCGATTACCCTGTTCAACAACACAGCATCTACTGCGACCATCACTTGCAGTATAACTACAGCCTACATCGCAGGCACTTTCACTGACAAAGCTACCATGACCCTTGCTGCTGCGGGTGTTGCTACCATCCTGTTTATATCTGGAACCGTGTGTGTCGTTGCGGGGAATGTGACCTAATGAGCAATAAACAACAACTGCTATTGGGTGAAGGTGCTGGTGGCGCTCCAGCAGTCTTCATTGAGGATGTGTTCTCGACTTATCTCTACACCGGCAACGGCTCTACCCAGACGATCACCAACGGGATTGATCTGTCCACGAAGGGTGGGTTGGTTTGGCTTAAAGCAAGAAACAATGCACAAAACAACTTCATTTCCGATACTGTAATTGGGCGTGGGGCTTCTCGTTGCACTAACAGCACATCAGCTGATGCGGCAGAAACACTTGGGTCTACTGGAATTCAGAGTTTTAATTCAACTGGCTTTACAGTAAATTTGTACAGCAACTTTGGTAGCGGGGCAGCACAAGCTGGTATCAACAACTCTGCTAATAACATGGCCTCATGGACATTCCGCAAGCAGCCGAAGTTCTTTGATGTTGTGACGTATACGGGCACAGGCTCCAACAGAACCATTGCACACACTCTAGGCTCTGTTCCGGGCTGCATTATTGTTAAACGCACCGACGCAGTTCAAAACTGGGTGGTTCAACATCGCAGTGCTGGAGGCGGGACTCAACGAGGAATTTTAAATAGCACACTTTTATTTGGGGCCAATGCTTTTTTTTGGAACAACACTGACCCAACAAGCACTGTTTTTACAGTGGGAACATCTGACGACACTAACGCTTCAGGTAGCACATACGTTGCCTACCTATTCGCCCATGACGCAGGCGGCTTTGGCCTGTCTGGTACAGACAATGTGATTTCGTGCGGGAGTTATACGGGGAACGGTAGCGCAACAGGGCCGACAGTCACACTAAGTTATGAGCCGCAATGGCTGCTGATAAAGCGCACCGACACAACTGGCGACTGGAACCTTATTGACAATATGCGCGGGTTTGTTGCTGGCGGGGCGGATGCAGAGCTTAACCCAAACTCGACAAATGCCGAAAGCACCGGAACCTTTGTCACGCCCACGGCAACAGGGTTTCAGTTAAACACAACAGACGCTGGTTACAACGCCAACACAGGCACCTACATCTACATAGCCATACGCCGTGGCCCGATGAAAGTGCCGACCAGTGGGACGAGTGTGTTTAGTCCTATTGCTCGTTCGGGTACTAGCGCGACAGCAACTATTACTGCTCCCGGTTTTGCACCTGATTCAGTGTGGGTGAAATCCAGAAGTGATGCCTATGGTTGGTATGATTGGGACAAACTAAGAGGTGTCGGAGCCGGAAGGTTGGCGTTTAATACCACTGGCGCGGAACAGGGTTCTAGCTTCGACATATTTACTGCGTTTACTAATACAGGCTACACATTAGGCCCGGATACAGCATCAAGCCAAGTTAATGCATCTGGCTCGACGTATATCAATTATGCACTTGGCCGCGCTCCCGGCTTCTTTGATGTGGTTTGTTATACGGGGACGGGCTCTAACACAACGGTAGCACACAACTTGGCAGCAGTGCCTGAGTTAGTGATTGTTAAAGGCCGGTCTGGCGCAACCGCGTGGCAAGTGTACTCAAGCGCATTGGCAAACACGGAGTATCTTGTACTTAATACAACTGCTGCTAAAGCAACAGGGGCGACTCGCTGGAACAGCACCACGCCAACAAGTACGGTCTTTAGTATTGGAACTGCGAGTGAAGTAAATACCTCAACAGCAACCTACGTTGCCTACCTCTTCGCCACAGCCCCCGGCGTGAGCAAAGTCGGCTCTTACACAGGCACCGGAACAACGCTTCAGATCAACTGTGGTTTTACTGCTGGCGCAAGGTTCGTTCTCATCAAACGCACCGACTCTACTGGCGACTGGTACGTTTGGGATAGCGCAAGGGGAATCGTGGCTGGCAATGACAGCTACCTCGTTTTGAACTCTACTGCGGCAGAAGTAACCACAACAGATTGGGTTGATACTCATAGTGCAGGCTTTGAGTTAAGCAGCGCAGCAGGAAACAATGCTAATATAAATGGAGCAAGTTACATTTTTCTGAGCGTGGCCTGATATGACTAAGGATAAATTCAGACAAGGGTATACCCGCAGCAAGGCAGATTCAAAGCGCAGAGGGATAGAGTTTCTATTCACGTTTGAAGAATGGAAATCTTGGTGGGTTGATACTGGAAAATGGGAACGTCGTGGCAAGAAATCTGGTTGCTATCAGATGTGCCGCACGAATGATGTTGGCCCTTATGCGGTTTGGAACGTCTACTGCGACACGGTTGAAGCTAATAGCAGATTACCTCATGCTGGGACAAAACGCGCTGCTGAATGGGCAGAGAAAATTGGTAATTCATTGCGCGGAAAAGCAAAGTCCGTAGCGCACGCAAAAGCATTAGCTGCCGCTCAATTAGGTAAACGCTACAAGACTCCAGTTGGAGTATTTGATACCTCCGCTGAGTGTGAAGCAGCAACCGGAGTAAAGCGAGCAACCGTCATGTGGCGCTGCAAAAATAACTTTCAGGGCCAATGGGCATACGCATAGGAGTAACTATGGAAATCAGAATCAGGGCAACAGGTCAGGTACTACTCGACCACGAATGGATCAAGTGGGTAGCAACGACCTACGCAAAGTCTATTAGCGCAATGACCGCAGACATATACGACCGCTTCGACTCAGACGCAGTGTTTGAAGGCGCACAAGCAACGGGTGGGACTGTGTATCAATACTCCCAGCGTGACGGAGTAGAGCAGCAGTCCGATGGCAAGTGGTACACCAAATATATCCTTGGCCCTGTATTCGTTGACGGTGAGACTACCGCAGCAGAACAGGAAGCAGCTTACAAAGCCATGAAAGACGCCGAGTTTGCCAAGTCTGCCCGCGACTCGCGTGACACCCTGTTATCAGAGTGTGACTGGGTGGTGGTAATGTCTCTGGAAGCAGGGCGAGCTATTCCTACTGACCTAGCCACCTATCGCCAAGCACTTCGTGATCTACCACAGCAAGATGGCTTCCCCACTGCAATCGTCTGGCCTGTTAAGCCGTAAGGAATAGATCATGGAAATCGAAGAAGGCACTCTCCGTCAAATAATCCGCGAGGAGATGAAGTCAGTCCTGAAAGAAATAGGTTTGCATGATGATGACGCTGGAACCGATGTACGCGACTTGCGTAGTCTTATTACCGACTGGCGTGGCATGAAGAAAACCATCTGGCACACCGTGGCTCGTGCTGGAACCATGTTTGTGCTTGGCCTGCTCATGCTTGGTGCGTGGACTAAGATTAGCGGGGACGGTGAATGAGATGCTTGATCCAATCACAGCCTTCGCTACTGCTTCTGCTGCTTTTAATTTTGTAAAAAAGGCAGTCGAAGCTGGCCGTGAGATTGAGGACGTAGGCTCGCAGCTGGGGACGTGGTTCGGTGCCTGCGCTGATCTGAAGCAGCACGAAGAAGAATCCCGAGATCCTCCGCTGTTCAAAAAGCTGTTGAGCAAGGGTTCCGTTGAGCAAGAGGCAATGGAAAACTTAATGCGTAGGAAGAAGATCGAACAGCAAGAGAAGGAACTTAGGGAACTTATTGTCTACCGCTTTGGCGTTGATTCGTACCGCGAGATGATGGAGGAGCGCAGGCAGCTAAAGGAAGGCCGTGAGCGCAGAGTCATGCTTCAGGGCAGGCGTAGGGCCAAGGCTATTCAGAATGCAATCGCTGTTGTGTTGATTGTAATTATTTTCGCAGTACCTGTTGCTGTATCCATGTGGCTATTTGGGAAGACTGACTAATGCTGACTCTACTCTCTACTATCATTTCATTCCTCGCCGGTGGTCTTCCTAAACTTCTGGATTTCTTCCAAGACAAGCAAGACAAGAAGCACGAACTCCTGTTGTTACAGGCTGCGAAAGAACGTGAACTTGAGATGGCCGAGCGTGGTTACATTGCTCAGGCTAAGATGGAGGAGATCAAGAACGAGGCCATATTTGTACAGACGGCAGCCTCTCAACAAGCAGCCCTGCTCAACCATGACATCGAGATAGGTAAGGGTGCATCCACTTGGGTAATCAACCTACGCGCCCTTGTACGACCTCTCATCACATATGGCATGTTCCTCCTGCTCTGCGCCGTAGATGGATTTGGTTTCTACTATGCCATCGAGACCGGGGTAGCCTTCCAAGACGCAATGGCGCTTTTGTGGGATGAGGAGACTCAGATCATCTGGAGTTCCATCGTGGCGTTTCACTTTGGTTCGCAAGCATTCAAAAAATGAAGACATCTGACTTTGCTGTCGAGATGATTAAGCACCACGAAGGAGTCAGGCTCAAAGCATACAGATGCCCTGCCCTGCTTTGGACGATTGGTGTAGGTCATGTACTTTACCCGCAACAAGCAAAGCTCAAGATGGAAGAACGGAAAGCCTTTCCACTTAACCCAGAGCATGACAGGCAGTGGACAGAAGGGGGAATAGATGCAATTTTTCGGAGCGATCTTACTCGGTTTGAGAGCGGTATACTTAGACTGTGCCCTCGCTCTATTGATAGCCAAGCACAGTTTGACGCTCTGGTTTCCTTCAGCTTCAACGTGGGCCTCGGAAATCTGCAATCGAGTACTCTGCGGATGAAGTACAACCGAGGCGAGATCGAAGGAGCTGCTGACGAATTCCTCAAGTGGGTTCGCGGTGGTGGCCGAGTGCTTCCGGGCTTAGTTAAACGCAGGTCAGACGAACGCTCACTTTTCCTAAAATAACCGCTTTACTTCTCTAAACTCCCTGCTTTATACTGCGCCCTGTGCAATTCAGCACATCAAGGGCTAATAACAATGAATTACAAAGATATTTGGCAGAAACTCTCTGCCATTGATTGTTCCGCGCACGTTGAAAAGAAAAATTCCATGAATTACCTGAGTTGGGCATGGGCATGGGGTGTCTTGATGGAGCATTACCCGGAAGCCCAGTATTCTTTTGACGCTCCGCAGGTCTTTCCTGACCAGACCCAGATGGTGTTTTGTACTGTCAACATCGGTGAATGCTCTCGCCGGATGTGGTTGCCGGTGATGGATCATCGGAATAAGGCGCTGGTCGGGCCGGATTCTTTCGCTATCAATACCGCCATGATGCGCTGTCTGGTGAAGTGCTTGGCTCTGTATGGGCTTGGTCATTACATCTACGCTGGGGAGGATTTGCCTCAGTCAGAACTGGATCGCCTTTATTCCCCGATCACTGAAGATCAATCTAAACAACTTCACGGGATGATTGCTTGTCTGGATGGCGACATTGATATGACTGCATTCCTCAAGTTCTTCGGTATCTCAGTGTTGTCTAACCTGAAGCAATCCGACTTCCAGAAGGCCAAGCTGGCTCTGGAAAAGAAGCTGGGAGCCAAGGCATGAGAATAATCAACGTCCCACAACGCAGCCCAGAGTGGTTCGCAGCCCGATTGGGCGTGCCCAGTGCCAGCAACTTTGCGAAGGTAATCACTCCCGGCGGGAAGAAATCAACTCAAGTTGAGGGGTACTTGAATCGACTTGTCGCTGACATTCTCACTGGTCGATCAGAGCAGCAGGAACCGAACGAAGCAATGCAAAGGGGAACTGACTTGGAACCTGAAGCAAGAGCCTACTATGAACTGATCGCAGGGCCGGTGGAGGAAGTGGGTTTCTGTATCCACGATGACGGCTTTGGCTGTTCTCCAGATGGGGTGGTGGGTGATGGTCTGCTGGAGATCAAATGCCCACTGGCCCATACACACGTTGAATACTTGAGAGAGGGAGTTATTCCATCGATCTACATTCCGCAGGTACAAGGCCAGATGCTCGTGATGGACAAAAAGTGGTGCGACTTCCTTTCCTACCATCCCGACATGAAACCGCTACTGGTAAGGGTGGAGAGAGACGAGAAGTTCTGTAACACACTTCACGAAGCACTCAAGGAACTGGTGGAGAACATAAAAACCAACGTGGAGGCATTCAAAAAATGAGCATGTTGGAATTGATGTATAAGGAGTGGTTTGGAGTTGAGTTCAGGGAAGAACCGGAAGAAATAAGGCATCTGGTAGGAGAGGTCTGGAACATGGCTCTCCAATCCGTAAACAGGCAAGTAATTTTAATTTCATACGACAATGAGGTGATCTAATGAGCTACGACAACAATAACACGGGCGCAATCTGGGGTAACAAAGACAGGAAGACTGATAAACACCCTACTCATACCGGATCTTTGAACGTGGAGGGAGTTGAGTATCGAGTAAGTGCTTGGGTGGGTGATAAGAGCAAGAACCAGCCGAGTCTTAGTTTCAAAATACAAAAGAAAGAACCGAAGCAGTCTAAACCCCCTGCTGCTCCGGCAGAAACCTTCGACCCTGATTCCATCCCATTTTAAAGGATACCTTATGCACCTTGGTCAACAGCTTCGAAAGTACATCGAAAAGAACTACTCTACTAAAAGTGACTTTGCTCGCGCCATTGATTGCAGTCCGCAGTTGCTGCACTCCTACATGCGTAGGGAGAACATCAAGTATTCCACGATCACCCGAATCGCTCGCAAGATGGGCATGGAGGCAGCAGACCTTATGGCTTTGCTGAGTGCCTGTGAGTGAGGGCTTTTCGTGGATAGTGAACAGTGATTTTGCTCTGAAGCAGTTCATTGCCTTTGCGGAGGAGCATTACAACAAACACAAGTATGTCATTTTTACATGGAGGCACGGAAAGCAGCGGACACCCAAGCAGAATTCCAGTCTGCATGTGTATCTCAAGGAAGTGTCAAAAGCACTGAACGATGCCGGGTATGACATGAAGAAAGTGATGAAACCTGAAGTTGAAATACCGTGGGACGATGATGGGCTGATGGCTAAAGAGCATCTGTGGCGTCCGATTCAAAAGATCATGTTGGACAAGGAATCCACTACAGAACCTGAAAGGGGTGACTACACGAAAGTGTACGAGGTCTTGAATCGTCACCTTTCAGCGAAGTTCGGTATCTCAGTACCGTGGCCTGTAAATGAAAAATAAACGAGGGCATCATGAAAAAAAGCAAAAGCGTACAACTGACCGAATCAGCACAACCTGAATATGTAAACATTTGCATCCGAAGCAGAATCGGCAGGTACTTATGTCGAGATTGGAAATTTAGAAACGACATAAAAAAAGCCCGTGAATATGGATCTGTTCGTAGTTGTATAACCGCAGTCGCACAAATGAAACCAGAAGTAAGACAGGATTTGCTTAATCGTGGCGCTCACATAGAAATGACAGTGCGAAGCCAGATCACGCTTCCGCCTTCTGCATTTAATTCTGCAAGCAAATCAAATGAACCAGATTGAATCGCAGATGTATGATCTCGGAAGGCAGGCTAGGAAAGCTGCTTTCCCGATTGAGGCTTGTAACTTGTCTATGCTCGACTGGAAAAGATCATGGTGGGTTGCTGGCTGGCATGACGAGGACATCGAAACCAAGGCAAAAGATGGCGAACAGTAAATCACGCTGCTTGCACTGTCGGGAGTACCATCCAGCGGAGTCTGTTCTGAGGCTCCCGGCAGGTTCTTTTTGCTCACTCCAACACGCCGTGGATTACGGCAGGGCCAAGGCTCAGAAGTCCCGTGAGAAGGCTCAGGCTACGGCTCACAAGATTCAGAAGGCTAAGGTCAAGGAAGGTGATATCCGGCATCAACATAAACTCACACAATCCACTGTCAACCGCCTTTGCCTTTTGTTGGATCAGGGGAAGCCCTGTATCTCGTGCGGCAGGCCAGATCAGGGTGGACGGATGAGGAATGCAAGTCATTTCAAATCCCGTGGAGCCAACAGCTTTCTCAGGTATGACTTGCGCGGACTACACGCATCTTGCGTCCCCTGTAATTTGTACCAGTCTGGGAACATCGAAGGATATCGTTCAGGACTCATACAACGCTACGGGAGCGCGATTGTCGAATATCTGGATACATCTCCAAGGGTCAAGGCGTGGACGGCTCCAGAGCTAATCCAGATGCGATCTGAGATCTCTGAAGAAATCCGTCGATTAGAGCGTGGCGAATCCCCTTCCCGGAACTGGCGTCAAATTGTTACAAATATCTTAGTCTAAGGGCTTTACACGCTAAACCCAAGGCTTTACAGTTCCGTCCACTGCCACTAAATAGGCAGACTACTGAGGAGCTGCACTATGAACAACCTTATCTGTCTACACGCTACAACCGCCAACGGCGTCACCCAAGAGGTTTGCCCAGAGGGTGATCTGATGTCATTTGAATCCTTCTGCAATTCCCTGCGTGACTTAGCAGACTGGGAACTGATTTCTTGCTGGGCTACCCAAGCGCAAGCTGACGAACTTGATGAAGAATATGGCATTCGGGGGATCGCATGAAGCAATCAATCACTACTTTCCTGACCGCCGCATGTGTGTACATCGTGTGGCTTTACATCCTGCTCGAAGTCGTTGACGGGGTGCTGCAATGATTAACCGCGAACATGGCAGTCCGTTTGACCGGGGTGGCGCTGACAGCTACTACAGACGCAGGCAGATGCCGCACAAGATGGTCGGCACTGAACGGGTCTGGCTCACTCCGGACTCTGAGGAGTGGAAGGAGTACATGGAGGGGTATCAAATCAACGAGTCAATCGGCAATCATAAGGAGTGGTAAATGGTGGCTATTTGCTTTGAGTGTTCTAAGCCAGCACAACATCTACACCATGTGGTTCCTCGAAGTTGCGGTGGAACAAAAACTTTACCTTTATGCGAACAATGCCACGGGCTAGTCCATGATAAACAATTTATGTCTATCTCGGCGCTCACCAGCTCGGCTATGCAGCATATGAAGGCAGAGGGCCGGTTTACAGGCAATGCTCCTTACGGCTGGCAGGTTGGTGCTGATGGTCATCTGGTCGAATCTGAAGCAGAGCAGCGTGTATTGAGCATAGTCAGTCATTACCGCGCACAGGGGCTGTCAGTACGAAAAATTGCCAGCATCCTTGCTGAAAAGGGGTTCAGATCAAGGGCAGGCAAGCCTTTGCACTTCCAATCGGTTGCGAGGATGGCGGGCAGACCCGACCCATCAATCTTTTGTCAAATACAACAAATATAGAAGGAATTATGTATGGTACTCAAAAAGATTAGCGATCATTTCTGGATGCTGTCGAGTGATGACGGATTGGTAAAACTAACATGGTTCGGCGCAACCAAGGGTGAGGTGCTGTTTAGGTTCAACGCCTACATCCGCTCAGTTGATCTGGACAAGATTCGTTACAAGCCGAGGGTAAGTGTATGAGCATCGACAACTGCCAGAAGTGCGACAAGAGGCTGGACACTGACTTTGTTGAGTACCAGCCAGACGGGAGCCTGTATTGCGGAGCGTGTGAGGCTGACATTGAGGAGGAGAAGTTGCAGAAACCAGACTGGAAAGCACTGGCGGGGGAGCTTGCGGATGCTTTGGACGCACTATTCGCTGGTAAGGTGCTGTGCGATGCGGAGCCGGTACGATGGATCAAGCCCGGATGCGAGCAGTACGACAACTTGATTGCTACCGCCAACAAAACCGACATTGGCACGATGCGCATAGTTGCCATACAGGGAGCGGCAGAAGAATACGCTAGGCAGGGTAACGCGGTGCTAGCTAACGAGCTGTGGGGTAAGTTTGGCAAGGAGGGCGGGGAATGATTCGACTGATATCCCAACTGACCCTAGTCACTTTTTGCATGTTAACTATTTTTATTCTTTTAATCGCATTAACAGTGAGGATTGTATGATCGAAAAACTAATTGCTGACTGTACGAAGTGGAGTGAAGATCGGCTGATATTTAAAAATGGCCGGAGGGAAACGCAGATGCTGAAGTTAATGGAGGAGATGGGAGAACTGGCGTCCAATATCGCAAAGCAAAGGGACGTACGCGACGATGTAGGCGATTGCTTGGTAGTCCTGAACAACCTCGCACATATGTCAGGGACTACACTGGAGGAGTGTCTGGGGATTGCCTACTACCAGATCAAGGATCGCAAGGGCTTCCTGAACGGCAGCGGTGTATTTATCCGGGATGTTGAGGTGATGCGATGAATAAGCGGATTAAGGTTGAACTTGTAAAGCCTGAGTGGCATGGGCTGACTCTGGCAGAAGTGAGAGCCGCTATCGAATCAGTCAATGGTGTATCGCAAACTTATGATCCTGTGCTGCAATTTGCCCTGTATGAGTTTGCTTCAGAGCTTGAGGAATTGCTTATGGAGAAGAACGGATGACAGCAATCAACGAACAGATCGGTGGGGATCATTACAAACACATGCCTATTCAGCCGATGGAATATAGTATGAAAAACAATCTCAACGCTTGTCAGCATACGGTGGTCAAATATGTAACCCGGTACAAAGTCAAAGGCGGTAAACAGGATCTGTTGAAAGCAATCCACTGTATCGAAATGCTAATCGAAATGGAGTACGGCGATGACTAATATCCAAAAGTGCAAGTGTGATCCTTCAACATGGGGACATCGGGTTCCTGATATCTGCGAAGAATACGAGCCGATCATGCTTTCGCTAGAGCGAATCGTAAATATCTGCGACAACTGCCACCATGACGAGAAATGCCATGAACCTCAGAAATGATCGAAGATTTGTTTTAACCGATTCAGGCAAACGCAATCACCCCGGCTGGGTGTCCGAAATCGAACAGCAGAAGCAGGAGTTTTTAAGCCGTGGTGGACGAGTTGAAGAAGTGCCAATTGGCGTTTCAAGATATACGAATACCCTGTCTGCGAAGCTCCGAGCAGCATTCTGCGCACACTCTAGCCCCGCGAGTCAGGTACGAGTCAAGGCAGGGGACACTGGTGCCGAGGATTGTTGAGTATTGGTGTACAACATGTGGATTAACTGTGGAGAAATGAAATGATCTGGAATCCGTGGAAGGAAATAAAGCGGTTGAATGTAGAGTTGGATCTGGTCAAGGAGCAGTACAAACTTTTGCAAACCAAGCATCAGATCCAGACCGAGATGCTCAAGCAAGCTCAGAAAAACGACCACCGTGGTAAAGACGGGAAGTTTAAGAAGGCGCATTAAAAAGCCCCGGCGAAGGGGCTAAAGCGGTACTGCTGAGGGCTTACGGGCGGCGATTGTAGATGCTTCCCGTCATATAGCAAGATATAATGTTCCATGCCGGTGGCCGGTTCATAGCTGATCCCTATGAATGGTTCCGTCCGCTACCCATGCGGTCACTGGCAAGTTTTAAATCGCGGACAGACATAGCGGAACACATAATGAACTTTTACCGCCGTTTTCCGGGCGATTATTTGCGTGACACCGGCACGTTGACCCTTCAGCAACATGGCGCATATTGCGTGATGCTTGACTACCACTATTCAACCGAAATGCCATTGCCGACTGGTGATGCCTTGTACCTGTTGCTTCGAGCGACAACCAAGGTTGAGAAGGCTGCGGTTGATTTTATCTGTGAGAATTACTGGAGCCTGATCCCTGAAGGTTACATCAACAGGAAGGCGGTGAAGGAGTTTTCAAGGACAGAAAAGCGCAGGGTGGTGAATGCTCAAAATGCTCGAAAGCGATGGGCACCAATCGAGATACCAAGCTAATGCTTTATGCGAATCGCACTGCGAATTGCACAAAAATCGCAATGCAACACCAGACACCAGATATTTATATACTCATACACGGGCTTGGCTGGCCTGTACTACGGGTTAACAGGGGATTGGCTGATGATCTACTGCGGTGAATGCGTCCACTTCCTTGTCAACCCCACAACTGCCGACAACCCAGATGGCCGGTGCTTGGCACCAATACCTGCAGCAATCATCAAACCAGACCGCTATACAGTCTCGGCTTTAACTATGCTAGACTGCTCGGTGAGTCATAAAAAACCAAAAGAGGGTAAACAATATGGAATTAAGACCGCACCAGATCAAAGCCATTGAGATGATCCGGCACTCACTCAGGACTGGGCACAAACGACCCTTGTTGGCTGCTCCCTGCTCCTTTGGCAAAACCATCACTGCTGCGTGGTTACTCAAGGCTGCTGCTGAGAAGGGCAAGAGGGTAATTTTCTTCGCTGACCGAGTTAAGCTGATCGACCAAACTGTCAACGCCTTTGAATCCCTTGGGTTGGACTTCGGGGTGATGCAGGCCCAGCACTACCAGACCGACCATACGAAGCTGGTTCAGATTGCCAGCGTTCAAACAGTGGCTAGACGAGACCGCAAGCCGGAGTTCGATTTAGCCATAGTGGACGAATGCGCGACTATGTACGACTCCCTGACTCAACTCATGGATCGCTACGATCAAGTTCCCTTTATTGGTCTCTCAGCGACTCCCTACAGCAAGGGACTGGGCAAGGTATACGATGACCTCTTGGTTCCGATTACGACTCAGGAGCTGCTGGATCAGGGGTATCTATGCCCGGTGGATTACTACGGTGGCCGGTCGGTATCAACGAAAGGGATCAAAACCAAAGCACTTAAGACGGGTGGTTCTGATTACGATCCTGAAGCACTCTCTGAAGCCATTGAGAACGACAAAGAACTGGCAGGGGACATCGTTAAAAATTTTATGGAGCATGGAGTAGGACAAACCATAGCCTTCAGCCCATCGATCAAGCACTCCAAATACCTTGTCGACCTGTTCTTGGATGCCGGGATATCAGCTGCTCACATTGACGGCTACATGGATGAGGAGGAACGGAAGCGGTTGTTTAAGGCCCACGATGACGGGACTATTAAAATCCTGAGCTGCTCAAGACTTCTTAATACCGGCTATGACGCTCCGACCGTTAGAACATTGATCGACTGCTTCCCTACTCGCTCACTGATTGTTTACCAGCAACGCGCAGGAAGAATATTTCGCACTGCTCCGGGCAAGGATAAAGCCATCTATTTAGACCACGCTGGGAATGTTGCTAGACATGGGTTTGCTGAGTCCCTGATTCCGTCTGTACTGGATGACGGTGAGCAGAACTTTCGAGAGGAAAGGCAGATCAAGGATAGGGAGGAGAAGGAAAAGCGAGTACAGACTTGTCCTGTGTGCAAGAAGCAGATGATGGGCATTCGATGCCAGTGTGGGTATACGATCCCGATTCGTGAACAGATCGAAACCGATGGCACGATGCTCCAGAAGATTGAGAAGGTCAAAACGTACACAATGGCTGAGAAGAGCGCATGGTACTCCTCCCTGCTCCGCTACGCTCGATTCAAGGGTTACTCAGAGGGCTGGGCTGCTCACCAGTACAGGGAGAAGATGGGTGTCTGGCCGAGGTCTCTAGTGGTCGATGCGAACCGGCCTATGCTGCCAGAGGTTGAGGGGTGGATCACTCACAAGCAGATCAAGTGGGCGAACAGGCGAGAGGTTCGGTAATGCAAATTGACATACCGCCATCTTGGATAGCGTATGCGCGTGAAAAGGAAACCGGACATCGATTTAACGGCACCACGATTCTTGATCAAGGGGCTGGTCAGTTTGTGGGAATGCTGGGCGAGATCGCGTTCGGTATTTTTCTCCGGGATGTTGTCGGTATTGAATTCCAGCACTGCGGGTTTGATAGCTACGATTTTGACTTCATTGCTGGTGGGCTGAAGATCGATGTTAAAACTAAGGCTTGTAACACGCCCCCCCTGCCCCACTACACCGTCCACGTTACAGAATCCCAAAAGGATAGGGGCTGCGACATCTACGTTTTCTGTCGCGCCTCACCTGACACCATGTATCTACTAGGGTGGATTCCAAAGGCTGAGTTCTGGTCATGTGATGCCGGGATAGACAGCAGGGGAGGGCAGACCGACTCAGATGGATTCACCGAGCGGGCTGATGCCCGGAAGCTGAGCGTCTCACAGCTCAAAGGCATGGGACTGCTGGGGAAGGCGCTGAGTCGAAAATAATTTAAAATAATTCAAAATAAGTGTCGCATCTCTTAAACACATGAGTTTAAATACACCCATACCGCAGCAACAACACAACAACAGAGGGCGCCCCTCGACAAAAAAATATAGTTATCGTGCAGTAAGTATATTTATCGCACGACCGGCAACCGAGGGGAAACAATGAAAGGCAGACCAAAAGGCACCCCAGCTCCCAACAAGGGCAAGTCACACAGACCTCCTAGCACCACAATCAGCGTCAGGCTTCCTGTATCGCTGCTGGAGGAAGGAAAGGCACGGGCCATAGGGTTGGGTATTACTTGGAATCGTTTTGCCGTACAGGCGATTCTGGAGGCTGCGGAGGCAAATGGCTTTGACCATGTATCTGATTAGGACAAGGGGACATAAACAGAAAGCCCATATTTGGAAGGGTGAAGATACCGCTTGCCGGATGTGGTCAACGGGCGGCTTGAAAAAAGAATTGTTCGTTATACATGAAACGGCTCTGGGCAAGGATATTTGTGTAATGTGCAACAACAAGCATTATGGTGGTGAAAACAGAACGCACTACATGGGGCCAAGGTGACAATCATCACACAACGGGTTAAAATATGACCATGACACCTGAGCAAGTATTCGAAGACATAGCTAACTTACTGGATGACTCTGACATCTCGGCAGAGGATGCTATGAAAATATGTTCTGCCATCTGTATTGGTATTTGTATAGACTCAGGCAAACCAAAGCAGATATACATCCAGTACATGAGCGATGCTTGGAACTATTTCAGCAACCACCGGAAAGAGGAGTTGACGCTATGCCAATGAAAAAAGGTTACGGTAAGAAGACCGTCTCAAAGAATATCAAAAATGAGATAAAGTCGGGTAAGCCACAGGCCCAAGCTGTAGCAATGGCTATGGACTCTGCCCGTAGATCGAAGAAGTCTAAAGGGACGCTTGAGTAATGGCCGGAGGTCGCCCCAGCAAGCTCACGCCTGAGATCATTGAACGGGCATACGATTACATCCAACACTATGAAAAGTATGGAGATGTTATCCCGTCTGCCGCTGGGCTTGCTGTAATCTCAGAGGTATCAGAGCAGACCGTTTACAACTGGGACTGTGAAGCACACCCAGAGTTTTTTGGGTTGTTAGCAAAACTGAAGGCCAAGCAGCAGCAAGTGCTGATTACCAAGGGGCTTTCAGGTGACTTCAACGCAGCAATCACTAAGCTGGTTCTGAGCAAGCACGGATACCATGACCGAGTAGAGCAGTCTGGCCCAGACGGCGGCCCGATCAAGACTGACACCACTTGGACGATCAAGGTAGTCGATGCCTGAGATGAAGATCCCTCGAAAGCTCTTGCCGCTGCTGCGAAAGCCCAAGCGGTTCAAGATCGTGATCGGTGGCAGGGGATCAGGTAAGAGCCAAAGCGTAGGTGACATCTGTTTGATGGATGCACAGGCCAAGGGGATTAGGACGGCTTGCTTCCGCGAGTTTCAAGTAAGCATGGATGACTCTGTCCACGCTCTCTTGTCTGCTGAGATTGAAAGGCTAGACCTACAGGGCTTTAAGGTTCAGGCCAGTTCCATACAGCACAACGGTGAGGATGTTTTCAAGTTCCGAGGTCTCGCTAGAAACCCAGAGGGCATCAAGTCCATGCACGGGTTTAAGCGGTTCTGGGTAGAAGAGGCTCAGACCATATCGTTCGATTCTCTCAAGGCTTTGACGCCTACTCTCCGGTCGGAGGATTCCGAAATCTGGATGACAGGGAATCCAAGGCATTCGTCCGATGTATTCTCCCAGCGATTCATCAAACCTTGGGAGAAGCAGTTGAGAAGGGACAAAATGTACGAAGATGACCTTCATCTTGTCCTGTGGGTGAACCATGATGACAATCCATTCTTCCCGGACGTACTGGAGCAGGAGCGGGCTTATGACCAATCTAACCTGTCAACTGCCCTTTATCGTCACATCTGGCTGGGTGAATACTATGATGAGGTAGAGGATTCAATCATCCCGGTAGAGTGGTTTGATGCTGCAATTGACGCTCACGAGAAGCTCGGCTTTAAACCGGAAGGCGCAATCATTGCTTCCCACGACCCATCTGATGAGGGTGGAGACACGAAAGGTCTAGCGATACGCAGGGGTTCAGTTGTTCTTCAGGTAATGGAGAAGACAACAGGAGACTCGAACGCTGGCATGGACTGGGCGCTTGAAGAATCCAGAAAGGCTGGAGCAGATTGGTTTGTGTGGGACTGCGATGGAATGGGCATCAGCTTAAAGCGTCAGGTTGAGCAGGCACTGAGCGGAACCAAGATGCAGTGGTGGATGTTCCGGGGTAGTGAATCTCCCGATGATGCCGAATCTATTTACGCCAGTGACAGGGATCAACATAAGACCAACAGGGATACGTTCTTCAACAAACGAGCGCAATACTGGTGGAAGCTGCGGGAACGGTTCGAGGCTACATGGCGAGCAGTTGAGCAAAAGAGATATATCAATCCAGATGAGATGATTTCACTCTCTTCGAGTATTGATAGCCTAGATCAACTGAGGGCTGAGGTCTGCCGGATTCCCTTGAAGCGTAACAATAATGGTAAGATACAGATCATGAGCAAGATTGAGATGGCTAAGAAGCCGTATCAGTTGCCGTCTCCAAACATGGGTGATTCTCTGATGATGTCGATGTACTCACCCAAGGCTGCGCTTTCAAGTGTAGCTACAATCAAATTCGCCGGATGGGGTGGAAGATAATGGCCGAGTACGAAAGCGGTTCCGAGATGGACTCGAAAGACGATAGTTATATCAGTAAAGAAGCGTCCGAGATGGGTGACGAAATCTATGATGAGACCGACAAGTACGACTCTCACGATGACGTTATCTACATGCTCAAGGCTGCTCAGTGGGCTGACCATGACAACCGCGAGAAGGCCCGTGAGGCTCACCTGTTCGTTTCCAAGAGAGACGGTCAGTGGGAGCCATACTGGTGGAACAACAACATCAACAAGCCGCGTTACACGTTTGACATGGCCTCTCCCATTGTCGACCAGATCGCCGGTGAGCTAGAACAAGCTGACTTCGATGTGAAGGTCTCCCCTGCCGGTGGAGCAGCTACGAAAGATATTGCAGAGGTCTATGATTCGATCATCCGCAACCTTGAAACCATATCAAACGCTTCGCTGGTTTACGCTCAGGCTGGTCGTGGCGCTGTAACGTGTGGCTTCGATGCGTGGCGAGTAGTGCAGAAGTTCGCTGACGACAATTCCTTTGACCAAGACCTGCTGATTGAACCGATTGGTAACGCGATTGACCGGGTGTGGTTTGATCCGTCTGCCCAGATGCAAGACAAGTGCGATGCAAGATATTGCTTTGTTCTACATCCGATAGCTACCAGTGAGTACTACCTGAGATGGCCGGAAGGTTCTGGGTCGAGTGTATCGGATGACCGTGAAAGCGATGCCTACTACGACAAGGCTGAGGTGGTTGTCATTGGTGAACTGTTGTACATCGAAGAAGAAATGCGCGAACTGGTCTTGATGTCCAACGGTCAAGTCCATGAGGTCAACGATGACTTCGAGACGATTACAGATGAACTGGAAGCGATGGGCGTTACCGAGGTTCGCAGGCGTGAGCGTAAGTACAAGAAAGTCTGCTCGAGATTGTTCGATGCTTCGGACTGGCTGGAGGATGATCGGGATACAGCATTCTGCTATCTGCCTGTAGTTCCTGTTTACGCTAACTTCAAGATACTCGAAAACAAGACGATCTATTACGGCGCTGTAGAGAAGCTCATGGATTCCCAGCGAGTCCTGAACTACTCACTCTCCCGTGAGATTGAGGAAGGCGCACTGGCTCCACGGTCTAAGTACTGGATGACGATGGCGCAAGCTGCTGGTCATGAGCTACAGCTCCAGACCCTGAATACCAACAGCGATCCGGTACAGTTCTACAACATAGACCCGCAACTTCCCGGCCCACCACAGCAACAAGGTGGCGCTCAGATCAACCCCGGACTCAGGACTATCTCCGAGGCCATGAGGGGAATCATTGGGATGTCTGCGGGTTTGTTTGCTTCCAACATGGGCGACAATCCCGGTCTCCAGTCTGGTGTTGCCATTGAGCGACTTCAGAGCAAGGGCGACAACGGTACTCACAAATACTTCCAAGCACTCGAAATCGCCATCGGTTACACAGGGAAGATTCTGGTCTCCACGATTCCAAAGGTTTACGACAACCAGCGTCAGATGAGGTTGATGTACGAAGACGGATCAATGGAGATGAAGCCGATCAATCAGGAGGTCATTGATAACCAGACCGGCAAGGTAGTGAAGGTGAACGACTTGTCTGTCGGGACGTATGACGTAGTGTGCAAGGCTGGCCCTAGTTTCAGGAATCGTCAGGAACAGACGCTTAGAACCATGCTCGATCTGGCTCAGGTTGATCCAGACATCCTCAAGCTCGGCGGTGATCTCCTGTTGCGTAACGTAGTGTCCCCTGTTGCTGACGCTCTTGCTGACCGTAGACGGGCACAGATGCTTGCACAAGGCGTTATCCCTGAGTCCCAGATGACGGACGAGGAGAAGGCCGAGATGCAGCAGAAGATGCAGATGCAAGGCCAGCAGCAAGACCCGAATATGGTTCTCGCTCAAGCTGAACAGATGAAGGCCCAAGCAGATCAGATGAGAGCGCAGGTTGAGATGCAGAAGCTCCAGCTTGAGATGGCTCGGATTCAACTGGAAGCACAGAAGATACAAATGGGTCTCCAAACAGATCAGGCTAATATCCAGCTTGATTCGTTCAACGCTGAGACTAAGCGCATGGATACCCAGATCAAAGCCCAGCAAGCCGGAGCTAAGATACAAAGGGATCAAGTTGCAACCCAAGGCCAGCAGATCGACAACCAGTTGAAGGTGGTCAGTGCCTTGAATCCGTTGGTGAGGTAGTTATGGCCCAGTCAGCACTCCGGGGATTGGTTTCAGGATTGATGCAGGGCGGGCCAGCACCTAGTGGAATGGTGAGCGCACAAACAGCCATCCAGAACGCTGCACAACGCCCGCAGCCATCGGGAGGCCAGTCAGCATTACGGTCGCTAATGCAATCGCAAGAGCCTTGGTACACGAAGCAGTTGCGGGAGTCGCAAGACGGGATTGGCATCAGCGATGCTGCCATGATCCAAGGCAGAGGAATGCCAGAGTCCAGCAGGCTGCAACGCTTCACATCCTTGGACTCGCCGCAGGATATGTCTCTTGGGGAAACGGCTGCTGATATCGTCATGGGTTTTACGCCCGGAATAGGCACTGCGCAGGGCTTGCGTGATTTCGAGCGAGCACGGCGAGATGAAGATGCGCTAGGAATGCTTCTAGGAGGCTTGGGTGTTGTTGGCGCTGGCGGTATCGTGAAGGCCGGAAAGGCTGCTGGAAAGGCTGCTGGATACATACCAGAAGCACTCTCCGGCCAAAGAATTGTCCAGCCGAAGCCCGGTGATTTCCCTGCTGGATTTGAGAATAGGGTTGGTGAGTTGCGCAAAATTTATGATACCCCGATGCGCTACGTTGGGGCTGGTGTTGAGCCTCCTCCAATCAGCATCTACGATCTTGAGGGCAGGCAGTTTGTTACCAGTATGGCAGATCGGTCTGACGCAGGAACAAGCCTCATAGGCATAGGTGATGTGGATTTTGACATTCCTGTAGATTTGCGTGGCGGTCAAGGGTATATGTTTAACAATCCCGGTGAACTGTGGGCGGCAGCTAAAGGCCCATCAGGACTGATACAGTCCACGGCTGACATGGCTTTTAATGCTGCTGCATTGGCAGGCAGAACGGATGCTCCGCTGTATATACCGTACCGAATGGGTGCGCCCGGTGGAGATTTCTCGCACCACACTACGGACACCATGCTTACCTATGCCAGAAGCAGTATGCCTCAAAATATGATCAGGCGGGCCAACGCAGAAATTGCTACGGTAATGCCAGAGTTTCTTGGTATCGAAAATCCAAATAGCATGAGGCAATTATCGTCTGTTTCTAACCGCCAAAGGCAAGAAGTGCGGAACATTCTTGATAAACAGTTTAGAGACCAAGGCGGCATTGGCATTGGTCAAGCGCGGCTAGCTATTAGCGATCCAGCACAATATAACGCTATGACCGGCGGCATTCAGAATGTAGGGCAGTTTGATGTCAGCAGGCGTATCGCACCAAGCAGCCATCCTAGCTATCCATATTCAATACCCGGAGAAGGGCTAGGCGCATTGGTCGAGCAAGATATATCTGTATACGATTTGCTGCCCGATCTTGCAATTGCTCGCGGGGTTGACCCCTCTATGCCAATACCGCAAAGCGAAATGTATACACTGCAGACCGGGTTAAAGGGAATAGGACAGCCGCACCAAATTGACCCCACGGGAAAAGCTAGGCCGTTTGTTGGAATTATCACGGACAAGGTGCTGCGGAATATAGAGCGCAAACGAGGCCAGCAATAAAGCTAATATTGACAATTTTTGTCACAATGTGACAGACTGTAAACAGGCACACGACCTTATCGTGGCGTTTTAAAGGGTACGCGACCCTATTCGTGGCAATTACCTTAAGGGGCAATCATGAGCAAAGAGCTGCAACCAGACGATGGCGGGTATTTAATCGAACAGGATGAACCGCTAGAAACTGAAGATCAGGAGGAACAGGAGGAGACTCCAGAACCTGATTCCGAATCAGCAACGGATAGTGGTAACTCAACGCACGAAAAACAGGTTGAGTTTACTGAGGAACAGCAGAAGGTTTTCAACGATGCTGTAGGGAAGAAGGTCTTCAAGCTCCGAGAAAAGGAACGAGAAGCCGAAACTCTCCGCAGACGACTTGAGGAGCTGGAAGCGAGAATTCCCCAGCAAGGAAGGCCGGTAGTTCCTGAATCGCCAGACCCGTTTGCGCTCTCAGATGTAGAGTACAGGCAGAAACTGGTACAGCGGGATCAGGCCATCCGAGAAGCAGCGGCTTGGGAAGCGCAGCAGCAGGCACTGCAATGGCAGCGTCAGCAGGCGCAATTCGAGCAGCAACAGCGGCAACAGGAAAGACAGCAGACGGAAGTAATGGCCTACGCAGATCGCGCTAAAAAGCTCGGTGTTGCGGCGGCAGAGCTACAAGAGGCTGGAACTTTGGTAGCAGGATATGGGATTGACCCAGCATTGGTGGAGATGATTCTCGCTGATGACCACGGGCCACTACTCACGAAGTATCTTGCGAAGAACCAGTTAGAACTTGAGAGGCTTGTGCAGATGCCAATAACAATGGCCGCTGTTCGACTTGCGACTGATCTGAAAGCCAAAGCCGTTGCCATGAAACCCAAGGTAACTAAAACGCCAGATCCGCTGAATCAACCCCGTAACTCGGGAGTCAGCCCAAAGCCGAGAGGCCCATCTGGTGCCACTTTTGAATAGGAGAAGCCACAATGGCTAACAATCTTAGTAGTAACATTACCCGAAAAGTCGCCCGAATCTTTCTTGATAAGTTTGAATCGGCACGAGTCCTGACGAAGACGGTTGACACCCAGCTTCTGTCCAACAAGTTCAATCCTTCCACTGGCTCCATCGTTGACTTCAAGCGTCCTACTGACTACCGCAGCATCCGTACTTCTGGTGGTGATATCTCGGCTTCCACGAAGTCCGACATCATTGCTGGTAAGGCATCTGGTGTGGTTCAGGACTACTTCACTGTAGCTACAGAATGGACGAACATTCAGGAAGCTCTGGAACTGGATCAGCTTGATGACATCCTTGCTCCGATGGCTACCCGTCTGGTTACCGATCTGGAACTGGACTGGTCGAGCTACATGGTCAAGAACGCCAACTTGAAGTATGGCAACCCCGGCACTGCAATCGATGCTTGGTCGGATGTAGCTGGCGCTGCTGCCTTCATGGATAGCGTTGGTGTACCGATGGACGGCGAGAAGTACTATGTCGTCAACCCCTTCGTTGCTGCTACCTTGGCTTCTGCTCAGTCCGCACTTCTGGCTAACAAGCTGGTCGAAACGGCTTGGGAAAAGGCTCAGATCAGTGCCAACTTCGGTGGTCTTCGCGCCCTGACTGCAAGCACTCTGGCAAGCTACACTTCCGGCACTGCTTCGGATCGCGCTGGTACTCTGGCAAGCAACCCCACTGTGACCTACGTTGCAGCTAAAGACACCATGCAGCAGAGCCTTGCTGTGACTGGCTTCTCGGCTGCCGCTACTGTGAAAGCTGGTGAGATCATCACTATCGCTGCTCGCAACCGCCTGAACCTGTCTACCCGCAGTCCGATTCTGGATGGTACTGGCGCAACGATTATCTTCAGCGGTGTAGTAACTGCTGACGTTACTCTGGGTGCAAGCGGTGAAGGTACTCTGGTAGTGTCCGGCGCTGCTATCTACGAAGCTAACGGCCAGTACAACACTGTCGCCTCGGCTCCCGTAAGTGGTGACGTTGTGACCCTGCTCGGCTCTGCAAGTACCCTGTACCAACCGGCTATGTTCTACCATAAGCAGGCATTCGGTCTGGGCACTGTGAAGCTGCCGAAACTGTACGAAGGCGACACCATTGCTACTACTGAAGACGGTATGAGCATCCGTGTTACTAAGTACTCGGACGGTGATGCCAACAAGCAGAAGATTCGTTTCGACTTGTTGCCTGCCTACGCTACCTTCAATCCCTTCTTTGCAGGTCAGGGATTCGGCGTTTAGTAGTAAACATAAAGGGCACATGGAAGTGCCTTTTTTGCTTTGAGGTAATCATGGCAAAAGCGAAAGACCCACGACTAGCTAAGGCTGGCGTATCCGGTTTCAACAAGCCCAAGAAAACCCCGAGCCATCCGACTAAATCTCATGTTGTTGTTGCCAAGTCAGGTGACGAAATTAAAACAATTCGATTTGGGCAGCAGGGTGTGGTGGGAGCTGGCAAGGCACCGAAAACCGCAGGAGAGAAGGCAAGGCGCGCATCTTACTATGCAAGGCATAATGCGCAGGATTCATCTCCGGACAAACTGTCTGCTAGGTACTGGAGTCACAAAACGAAGTGGTAACACAGATTTGGGTAAAGCCCAGTGGTGTTGAGATGTCGATCAACCCCGAAAACATCGAACTAGCAAAATCACTTGGCTGGGTGCCGAAAGATCAAGTACCCATTGTCGAGGAAGTGGTAGAATTGCCCAAGCGCAGGGGCAGACCGCCCAAGATTAAAGAGGCTTGAAATGGCTACTGTTGCGCAAGTCGCAAAGGCATCACTCCAGCGAATTCTGGTACAGGCTTCTGAAGCTCCTCTCGAAGCTGACGAGTACCAAGATTTCATCTTCGCAATGAACAACTACATGCTCGCGCTTGATGCGTCTGGTGTGCATTTGGGGTATACGCAAGTATCTAACTTGGGTGATCTGGTAACAGTCCCTGTCGGCGCTCTGCGTGGAATGATCGCGAATCTGGCTATTGAAGTTGCTCCCGATTACGGTGGAGTAGTTACCGAGGCGCTTGCACTACAGGCTAGAGAAGGCTTCCAAGCAATGAGAATGCTTGGTCAAACTATCGGCGCAACCCGCAATCCTTCTACGCTTCCAATTGGCTCTGGCAATACAGATACTGGCTACGGCTTTACATGGAACTTCTATCCCGAAAGCGAGGAGTCTATTCTCGCTGAAACTATTGGCGCGATTTCTTTGGAGAACCAGACCAATGTATGAGAGATCATATGGGGTTAAACAGTCTGACTTCACCCAGCAGACTTCGATAATCTCAGGATCATTTCTGGGATTCTTCGCTAACGGTTACAACTACAAAATCAGCTATGACAACTTCCTCGGTGGACTCGGTGTAACGGGAACCATAGTGCAAGATGGCGCTGTTACTGGTACGCCTGTTTTAGATATTCAAGGCACTGTTAACTACATCCGCAATCTTGAAGATGGGTCGGGGATTGTTACTAACGTCTCTGCTGAAAACGGCATCACGATAGCCCACAACTTCACTGTCAACACTACTGGCGAGCCTTTGATGCAGGACATTGCTTCGGCCAGTCCGACATTTGTTTCATTGGTGGGCGGTACGGGTATTGCGGTAACAACGTCGGGAGACACGATTGAGATTGCTTCTACGGAGGCTGCATCCTTCGCGTCTGTATCAATGGCCGGTAACGCCACTGCTACCACGATTGCATCCACGGCTACTCCAGTGAAGGTAGCAGGCACATTTGTTGTAGGCGATGTGTCTGCGGGGTGGACTGCTGCGACTGATGGCAGGATTACATTCACAGGTCAGACTAGCCGACACATTGTTAACGCTATTGTGACTTTGGATGCAGCCAGTGGTAGCAACCATCTTATCTCGCTGTTTATCGCCAAGAATGGAGCAGTGATCAGCACCAAGATGACCGATACAGTTTCTTCTGGCTTGCCGAGAGCAATTGCTACCTTCGCCAATATAGTCCTGAACCAGAACGACTACGTTGAGCTGTTTGTAAGGAACGAATCCACCACGACTAGCGTGATCGCTGTAAACGCTGTTCTGAGTGTTCTCTGATGCCGATTGTCTCCCTGCCGATCACTAACGGGTTCTATGTAAGTAACTCCCTGCCTATCTCGGCTCAAGAGTGTACTAACTGGTATACCGTAGTGGAGAGCGCACCTTCACTGGCTCCAGAAACGCTCAGGGGAACGCCGGGGATTGAACAGGTAGAGACATCAGGGACTATCCTACAAGCGAACAGGGGCGCTCACACGATGGCTGGTGTGGCCTACTTTGTGAACGGAACTAAACTGTATCAGCTAGACCAGACCCAAGTAGTCCCGATTGAGATTTATGATCTGGTGGAACTTGGTACGGTAGCGGGTACGGCACGTTGTTCGATGGCTGATAACGGCACTCAAATGCTGATACTGGTTCCCGGTGGGAATGGGTACATCTACAACCATGTGACGGATGCGTTCGCTCAGATTACAGACTTAGACTTTACCGCCAACGGTAATCCACAGTTTGTGGTGTTCATTGATGGCTACTTTGTTGTCACCACTGATACGAAGAAGTTTATAGTTTCAGCAATCAACGATGGACTTAGTTGGAATGCTTTAGACTTTGGTACTGCTGAATCCGACCCTGATAACATCGTTGCTCCGATTGTATTCAAGAACCAGTTGTTCATATCAGGTAGTCAAACCTTCGAGGCTTTCCAGAATATCGGTGGAAGTGATTTCCCCTTCCAGAGGTCTGGCTTGTTCTTAGATAAGGGAGTGTTCTCTCCCTACTCACTAATCAACACTCAAGACACGTTTATGTGGGTCGGTGGTGGACAGAATGAGTCTCCATCCGTCTGGGCATTTGCTGGTAACTCAACTCAAAAGATATCCACGGTAGCGATTGATTTCATTCTCAAAGCACTCACTAACGATCAACTAGCTGCTGTATATTCGTGGACATACTCACAGAATGGGTCTTATTTTGTAGCTTTTGCGCTACCGAATTCGACTCTGGTTTATGACCATGCCTCGAAACGCTGGCACGAGAGAAAGTCCTATATTGAAGGCGAGCAGGTGGGCTACAGGGTTTCAGGATTGACCCAAGCGTATAACCATATCTTCTGCGGTGATCTCATTGATGGACGGATAGGTAAACTAAATCCTGATCTGTTCACTGAATACAGTGGGAACATTATTCGGACAGTGGCTACTCAGCCTTTCCAGAACAACACGCAATCCATATTCGTACCTTCCATTGAATTGACCGTTGAATCAGGCGTGGGTAATGCGGAATCTGTTAATCCCTTGATCGCAATGGATCGGAGTGTGGATGGGAAAACGTGGTCAGATCAGAGAACCCGAGAACTGGGCAGGGTTGGTCAGTACAACCGGAGAGCGATCTGGCGCAGGAATGGCAGGGCTGCACGGTTTGAGGTGTTTAGATTCACCCTGTCCGACCCTGTTAAACCAGTCATTATTCAGTTGAATGCAGACATCCTGCCGGGGACGAAATGACCGGGCCTAGACTCAACGCTGCCAATGCTATTGTTGAAGCCAATGGAACGATGTCGCAGCAGTTCAGGACATGGACTCTGGACGCTTCATTGAGTATTCCGATCATTGGAACAGGGTCTCCAGAAGGCGCAGTAACAGCTAGACAATACAGTTTATACATTGATTCTACGGGTCTGGCTGGGTCTATTGAGTACAGGAAGATGCTTCCTGA